CGTCTGTTGTACTGTATGCACCATTGACAATAAAACTGATTTTTTGATTGTCCCAACTACCTAAAACTAATGGGCCACCATACGATTCCACAAAACTTGCCAATGGCGTAGAAAACCCATTATTGGGAAACCCTGCTGCTGAATAACTGTAATTTGCGTTATTTATTCCCAGCTCGCCGTAAGCCGTATGACCGCCATCATTGACCGCATAACTGGCATACGATGTTGCCCCTGAATCGGTGTTTTGCAAGCTGGTGTAAAGATATAACGGTTCACTAGCGGTAAACCCCGCAATCACGCCCGAGTCTGTATGTAATGTGGCGCTGCCGACATTTAAAGAACCTGTGTCAGTTATTCCTGATGTGTAAGGTATCAAAACACGATTATTGGCATCCTGATTAACTGACTTTTCCGCAGGATAAGTAACAAATACATCTTTACTACCCGCCGCAAGATCAAGTTTTGAGCCTGTGGATGAGGAAATTACGGTTGTTCTGGCTAAAGTCCCGCCGTAATACGTCCCAATTCCTACCTCCCATTGAGTCCCGCCTGAGATTGTGTAATAGGTTGTGTTGTTGTTGCCAATGACGCTAAACGATTGAAACCCTGAGACTGCGCCACCAAGGGTTATCGTGCCTGTGCCTGTAGAGGTGGTGGTCTCCCTGACCCTATCGGCTAAGACCAAGCTCATACCGCAATCTCAACACCCGCCGCCCGACCGTCTGGCCCACGAATAATGCGCTTGGGCGCTGAGATCGCTTGCATTACGCCTGTGATCTGCCCTAGCGTCTGACCGTGCATATCAGCTAATCGGTTGATTGCCTCGCTCATGCCGTCACCCAAAGTAGAGTCAACTTCCTCGGATGCCGCCATCTGTGCGCTCATCGCCGCTTGATCGAGTCCAGCTTTTGCCCCAATTTGAGCCACCAAGACTTTAGTAGCTGCATCAAGTTCTGCTTTCCATCGCTCATATTCTTCCCTTCCCGCCATTTCTCTGGCTTTAATTTGAAGTTCATTATTTTGTTTTGCGGTTTCAAACTCGGCCTTCATCTGCGCCAATTGCATCTCTGCCTGAGTTTTAGCTTGGTGCATTTGCATCTCAAGTTGCGCCTTACCCTGCTCAATCTGGGCTTGCGCTTGCACTTTCATCTGCTCAGTCTGAGCCTGTGCTTGCATCCGCATTTGCTCGGCCTGTTGTTCGGCTTGCATTTGCATCATCTCTGGCGGTGGGCCAGGTTGCTGCTGTTTGGCGGCATCTGCTTTGTCTTGCAGGGCTTTCATTGCTCTTTCAACCGCGCTCTCCAATCCCCGACCGGCTCTAAACCGGCGTACAAGGAATAATAGCATCTCGGAGGCCATTGGCAAGGTTTCGGGCGCTTGGGTAATCATGGGGATTGCCTCACGCAAGAACAGACCGATAGCCTGAATCGCCTCTTGTGCGCCCTGCTTTTCTGCTTGCTCGTCAATTTGAGCCAAGCTGTCAGCCTCAACCGCAATGTGGAAATCTCGGATTGTGCTGTTGGACAGCATCTGAATCGCCGCTTGCAGCATCTGCGGGTCTTGACCGTCCGGTGTGCTCATCACACCTGACATCTCCACAATCAGTTCAGGCGGGTAAAACTTACAGATAATCTGTGCTTTGAGCTTAAAGATGTCAGTCGCAAACCTTGCCACTTCGCCTTGGCTACTCTTTAACCGCAGGCTACCAAAGTTGGCTTTGAGTTGTTGAGCGCCGAGGGTTTCCTGCGCTTTAGACGATCCACGCAAAATGTCCGATATGCCCATGATCTCGTAGATTGACTGCTTGACCTGCTCTCGGGCGCTGTAAAGTTCCCGCAAAGTCAAAATGATCTGCGATGTGTCCATCATGTCGATAGCGCCCTTTAAGCCGCCCTTTTCCGACATTGCCGCCCAGCCAGTCACTGGGAATAGCTTGTTGTCCACGCCCTCGCTGAACATCCGTGCCAGCTCTTTGAACTCAGCATTAAACACACCAACTGCTTTACAAGCTTTGGTCAACAAGTAAATGCGCTGAGTTAGGTTATCTAATTCTTGCGCCTGATCCTCGTATTCACAGTAATCAGGTACAGGAATCATTGTGCCGGTGGTGGTGGTTGCCATCAACGGTTTAGGGCATGGAAAGAATTCTTCCAACTCTAACGGGTCATCACGCTCGTCTAATGCCTGTGGATAACCTTTGGCAATCCAACAAACTTTACCGCTGCGCTTGTTCCAAATCTCATAGACCATCGCCTTTTTGTCGTAGGTCATCTTGGCGGTCAATGGATTTTTACCGTCCATGTCGGTATTGGAACTGGTAAGGCTGACGTTTTTGAATACGTCACCAAAGCGCTCTACACCCTCATCCTTGGTCATGTAGACCGCCCGAGCTACCCACCAGACCTCATCCCATGTGCGAGCAGGTGAATGCAAGAAGTCTGACCAGTAAACGTAATCAATCGGACTGTGAGCTGCGTCAATGCGCTCTGTGGGGTCTTCCACCACGGTACTAACCTGCGGCTCGGTAGGTTCTTCCATTTGCCCTGCGGTTTCGGTTGCCTCGGGCTGCTCGTTGACAATAACCGGCTCGTATCGAATCCACGCTGTACCCCGACCAGGCAGCAGTCTGTCTTGCACCGCACCAGACATCGCAGCGTCAAAGTCACCGAATTGCATGGTCTCGTATTCCATGACACGTTCAAGCATCGTGGAGGCCAAGCGACCAACTGGGTCTTGATCCATGTATCGGCGTGAGACTTCGGGCTTGGCTTGGCGACCGTATAGGGCAGGGAACAGGACTTGGATGTTTGACCAGAGGATATTAAATTTCATCCTTGGCATCTCAATGGCATCACGCTCATCCCGATACCGCTTGACTACCTTTTGCCCACGCTTTTCCCACTTATCAAATATCTTGATAGCGGTTTCAATCTGGTCATGCCAGTACGGGCCTGGGTCTTCTCCCTCGTATGCGCCGTTTTCTTCATACATGATTAACTACCTGCGGCAAAGAAGAATGTTACATCCAGTGTGCCGCCAACCGTGGCGTATAGGCTGACACCCACGTTGGCAGGAAATCGGTGAAAACCGATAGCTGGCGTGATCGTGCCACTCATGACCTCGCCACTAGCGCCGCCATTGCGTAACACCAATGTGCCTATGGTTGTGTTGTTAACGTAGAAACCAATCAACTGGCAAGGGCCTGTGCTGACTGCGCCTGTGGCGGTGATGTTTTTATATCCACCGACTTCTGCTACTGGTTGGCTCATATTCGTTCCTCTTTATGTTGCATCTCATAATCCCACAGCTCATCGAGTGTGATGGTTTGCAGGGTCTTGCCCTTGGGCGGGGTCTGATCTTTTGTTTCTTGTCTATAAGCTACTGCAAGCATTCTAAACGCATCTGCTGGGTGTGAGCACCAATCGTGGCGCGGAGTTTGACGAAAAGTTTTCTTATCTTCATCATATTCACGCTGATATTGCCTTAACGCTTCCAGCCCCTCATCGCATCTGGAGTCGAAATAACAGATGGGCAAGATCATCCGCACCGCTTGGATGCCGTCCTGTATGCCAATCTCAGGCACTATCGCCAGCTTGCTGATGCCGCCTAGATGTGCCGCCAACTGCTCAACAATAGACTTTCCACCTGAGGCAAGGGTCTTGGCTCTGGCATCATGCGGCAGGAAATGGCGGGTGTATCGGTAACCCTTAGCTATGACCGCACTAGCTATTTCCTCAATGCTTGCGCCTGATACGGCGTAATAGTCCATCACCCTGATCTCGCCCCTGACCACTTGATACCACCAAATAGCGGTGTCATCTCGATAGCCTAAGTCCCATGCGGTAAATACTGGGGATTCTGGCTCAAACGGTAGCTCACAAATCCTGCCCTCAGCATCAGCCTGGCGCATTTCCTGACCAAAGAACGCCCCCAGTAAGGCGGCATCAAAACTGCACTCGTACTCCTGATCGTACTGGTCTTGGCTTAACTGTGACCGAGCCGCTTGCAATTCTGAGTCTGGCAACAGCTTGGACACTGATGCCGGTAGGCGTAGCAGAAACCAATCTGGCACAACTTGGCTGACCTTGTAGATGTCGTGGAACTGGTTTTTGCCTTTTGGCGTACCCCCAAACACAGCCCAGCCAAGCCTGTCGCTGAGACAAGGCCGAATGATGTTTCCCCAAACGCTTGGTCTAAAGTCACCGTATTCGTCCATGTAAACGCCGTTAAAGCCCATGCCCCGCATTGCGTCAGCGTTGTCTGCTCCAAATAACATGATCTTTGCGCCGTTCACCAGCTCCACCATCAAGTCTGCTTCGTTTGTGGCTTTGGTTACTGGCGCGGCGTAATGCTTGATGTAATCCCATGCAACTCGTTTGGCTTGGCTTCTAAACGGGGCTATGTACGCATACTGTGCGCCTCGACCGCCCTCAGTAATAGCTCGCTTGATCAGGTCGTTGATTGCAGCTACCGTCTTTCCAGCCCTGCGGTGGGCAAGTAAGCACGACCAGCGCTCTGTCCTCAGATGAAACGGCATGAAAGCCGCCCGAGGGCTGTAGGGCAGGATTACTTCACGCCGCCCCATGTCACCACCATTTCTACCGGCCCCTCGTCTTTGCCAGTGATTTCAGTCCTTGCCAGTTTGGGTACATGGTATTCAACCACCGATTGGAATAACTCAAAGGCTTTGGCAGGATTGGGTTTTATGTCATGCTCAGGAACACCCATAGCAACCTCGTCAAGCCACTGTGCAAGTCGGTGGGCATTACCATCCACGAACATCGCTATGGCCTCTCTAGCCTGTGCTGTGACCTTATTAGGCGTACCCGCAGACCTGCCGCCTGCTTTCTTTCTATTCTTAACTACTTTAGTTGTATCATTCATAATAAAGCATTATGTTATTCAGTTGGAATAGGGTATCTTAATTCTTGCCCTGTTGCAAATGGGCTTTGTCCTGCGCCAATTCGTTGCTGGGCGTAGTCTTGTGCTTTTTTGTATATTTCGGGCGTTGGCTCTAATCCCATTTTTAGCAAATCAACCTCTTGTTTGTTAAGAGTTGGCACAATCAATGGGTGAGATACCAGTTTGCCGTCTTGGTCATAAGCGCTTGACAATTCAGTCATTGCACCGCCTTGGTTCATTGGGACTTCACCAAAATAGCCTTTGCCCTTAGGTGTGGCATCTGTAAGACTTTGCCCCTCCTCCAAATACCTCATGCCATAAGGTGCAAGGCCAGGCTGTCGGCTAATTGCTTGGGCTAATAATTTGTAATCACCATATTTTTTAGGCATTATTTCCTCGCTAAAACTTTTGCCATTGCCATTTTTTTGTCGGCAGCCGCATAGTCTTGGGCAACCTTAACAGGAATGTTGGCTTTCTTAGCAAACTCTGGGTTATGCGCCGCAGCTTGCATAAATTGGGCTTGTTTTTTAGAGTAGCTTGGCATCAGAATCTACCTTGAAGTTGTAACCCTATGCTTTGGTCATAAGGTGTTTTCTTGCCGTAAACGCCAACTCCCATGTTTTTGTTAAGTTGTTGCAGGTATTGCATTTGCATTTCTTTTATTTTTTGACGTTCAGCATCTTGACCTGTCATTGCCCTTGCTTGAAATTGACCGCGACCCATTGGTGCGTTATAGCCAAGGGTTGCTGTGCGCTCTGGCGTATTTAGGCTTTTTAGCAAATCAACTTGCGCCATTCCACCGCCAACAGGCATTTGGTTGCTCAACGATACAGTGTTTTCCAAACCCATAGGGTTAGCTGTTCTTGCATATTCCAAATTGCCAATTGGCGTGTCTGTTCCAAGCGTTCCCTGCAAAGCATTAGGATTTTCAAATGCCCTTAAATTTGCATAACCTAACTCATTACCTACGCCCAATTGCCCAACTTGATTGCTTTTCATGCGGTTGAGCTGATCCATCATGTTTTGGGTGTATAGCTCTTGTTCTTTTTGCCCTTTGGTGTCTATATTAACCAAGGCTCTAGCCATTTCTTCTTTATCCATGTTCTAGCTCCCTCATTTTGATTAAGCCGTTGAGCATCCTGCTCTTGGTATTAAACCATTGCTGGCTAAAGTCGCAGTCTTCATAGTGCTCAAACTCAGGGATTCCCAGCGTGTAGTGCGCTATCTTGGCATTCTTGTTTTCCTGCTCACCCACCAGTACGTTCCATTCTTTCGGTAAGTCACCGATAAGTGAATCTGGCAGCCAACCGAATCGGTGCAAATCTGCGCCTGTCTGATCATCCACAAATTCAGGTGTAAGCACTTTATTTCTTGGGTGTTCGCAATTCCAAAGTATTAAGCTTGACCAATTCTTTCGAGGATAGTCCCGATTCGCCGCTTCCATCGGTGTACCGATATATTTCTTTAAGTGCTTGGTCTGATAGTCGTGCTTTATTACCTGCACCGCCTTGGTTGGGTCAAATAGCTTGTTCAAGTCGTTAATGTTTGCCAGCATCAGCATATCGCTTGCATCAAGGAATATTGCCCTAC